TTTGTGTTAATCTTATAATCTGAACCCCAAGAAAACAAGACTTTAAGTATCTGATTTGCCTCGAACGTGCTTATCTGTTGTGATTTTGCCCCGATAATTGTCGGGGTGTTGGCTTTGTTTGCGCCTATTTTAACCGAAAACTCAAACGCCATTGTTAAAATATTTGTTTAAACTATGACTTTTGTCATGCTTTTGCAAATATAAATGTTTATAGTCGATTTATTATAATAAAGTTATTAACATTTTAACCGTATAGATATTTTGCGAACTTTATTTTGATGAAAGAAGCTGCCAAACAGCATACATCAATAGCATCCTTTCGGTGCGTGTTGTCAGTACCTTCGACATAGTTTGTCAGGTCTGCGATAAAGCGGTTAAACTCCTGATTCGTTTCGTAACCGGAGGCAAAAATAAAATGTCGTTGCACAAATTCATAGTTTGACGCTATTCTCACATCCTTTGCCTGTGTGCTGTTAATCGGTGTTAGTTTGGCGTTCTGTGATAGATCGCGTTTGATGTTTATTGCGGCGGCAACACCCAGACCATTGACCTCAACGATAACCTGCTCTGTGCTACATTGCTTCATCTTTTCGCCTACCCTTGCGCTGTTGGCCTCAATCCCCTGTGTGCTGTAAATCACATCTGAAACATAGGCGTTTAGTTTGCCCGATTCAACTACAACGCGAATAAACACACCAGCGAAGTTATCACCACCCTTGTCCGCAGGGTCAACTACACAGATGTTCCATGCGGCGGGAACACCAATAAACTGCTCACGTTTGGCGGTTTGAAGTGTTGACAAAGGGATGAGCAAGCCTTCGACAGTTTCAACCCATCCACCCAGTACAATGTTATCGTATTTTTGTGGACTTTCTTCTCGCAGCCGGTCGTAATCTCTTACAATGTTTTTAGCCACATATCGCGGGTCAACATCAAGGTATGATGTGTGTATGTACATTACATTGTCCTGTACCATGTTGCTGCCCGCCGGAACATTGCGCTTTTCAAAAAATTCGCGGTATATCCAGTGTTGCTTTGTTGTCGGGTTCAGTATTAAAATTGTAAGGTTTCGTTTTTCCGTATCGCGAATCGAATAAAACACCTTTTTAAAGGTTTCAAAATCGGGCACCTCTTCGGCCTCATCAACAACAAAACAGTTGAAGCCTGATAATGATTTAAGGTTAGCCGTTTGTATCCTTGAGCCTGTTTTAATGCCCTTGAATGCTATCCGATTGCTACCGCTTTCAATTTGTCGCTGCGTGTCAACAACCACATTCTCATAATTCAGCATCTCAATCTTATCGCTTACTTCAGGCTTAACGCTGTCGATAATTGACATGTTGGTATAGCGGGTATAAAGTACGTTCCACTTGTGCTGAACGAGGGCAATCAAAGAAAACAGGGCAACTGTAAACGACTTACCAGATGCCCTGCCACCTGTCATTATAACCGTATCAACATCTGGATAATTAACGGCGTCCAATAGCTTGAATAACTGTCGAAATTTTTTACTGATATTAATCTGCATCGCTGTTGAAGTCCTTAAATACTATCGTTGTGGGAGTAATGTCTTTGCCGTTTGTGGTTGTATCGATATTTTCTTTTAACCCTAAATCGCGAGCAATAATTGAAGCATTGAACATCCCAACCGCAGCATGTTCAAACTTTTGAGTGTAGATTATTTCCTCTATGCGTGTTATGACTTGCAAAAAATCTTCACTTACATTGCGTAAATCACTGATAACACGCCACGCGGAAACACCGCAGGCGATTGCAAAAGCAGGTTTTTGGTAAACCCTTGTGTGTGGTATCTCTACTTGTTGAACATCTTTGCCCATAAAGTTGGTTTCGTAAATCGGGTTATCGTTGCACCACTGAAAATATTCACAGGCGTTTTCCCATAATGCATCTGAATTTTCAATAATCCTATCTCTGCCATGTTTTAGGCGAAGTTCCCAGAATTTATTCCCAATAGGTGCGGGCATAATTAACAAATTTTAATCAACTTATTCCGTTTATTCTGCAATATAACAATAATTTTCTTTTCTTTTTCTAATTCTCTAATAATTTTTGTAAGAGCATTATAATCGGATGTTAATTTTGTGAGCATAATAATATCAGTCCAACCATCCCGAATACGCAGAAAGTCAATAACTTCCGTTTTTAATTCGTCGAGCGTCATATCCGCCTTAATTTAATCGTTTCATGCTCACTGCTTAACGTCATTTTATCGTCTTGGATAGTGCAATTAAACACGCTTGGATGCTCTGGTATCCAATTAATGGTTAAAACGCCATTATAGAAAGCATAGGAGCCAGTCCCGTTTTGATTGTCAATAGTGCTTTGAAGTGTGCAATCAGTTTCATTAAAATTAAGCGTAAAACTCGGCTGCGTTTCATTACCATCGTTGCAATAATAGTACGCTTCCCATGTTCCGATAATGGTTTCTTCTTTTGTGCATGCTATAAACATCATTACAGCGATTGCGAAAAATAATAGTTGTTTCATTTGGTTTTGTTTTAGGTTATCTATTATTAAATAATGTTTCGAGTGCTTTTACGTATTTTGACAGCCAAAGTTTCAAAATTATCCATAAAACTAACAAAATTACCACTATCCAGAAGAACCAAACATAAAATCGACCTGCTTTCTTTATGACAGTTTTTGTTATGGTCTGCGTTTTCTTTTCGTCGTTATTTATGGTAGTGTTGTTCTTGATGACAATTTTGTCGATAGTATCGTTCAGGTGTTTAATATTTGCTTTTAGTCTGGAGTTTTCAATCCAAATCGAAGCATCGAAAACCTTATCGACTATTCTTATCGTGTCGGTTGTAATATTTGCAGGCAATCCAGATAAGATACCGGCTGCAATAATCATGCTGTCGATAGAAGAAACTCGATATATTGTGTCGATGCTTTCTGTGTGAATGATATTTTGCTTTATGATAACGCTATCGGGACAAAGGTCGCAAATCTCGTTTTTATGTTTATCAAAATAACGAGTTGTTACGCAGCTGGTTAATGTTGCGACTGCTAAAACCAGAATGAATAGTTTTTTCATGGCCTTATTTTTTACAAAGTTATAATAATTTTTATGAGTTGTGCAAATGTTTGACTTTGTTTATTTCTTTAAAAACTGATGAGTACAAAGCAGTTGCCAGAAGTCCGGAAGGCAATGCGATTAAATAGCCTATCCAGAAACCTACTTTAGGATCAGCAAATAAACAAATCAGCATTGTTGCTGTAATTGTATTGATTATCACTAATATCAGTTTTGTTTTTGTTTTCATAATTTTAAGTTTTAGTTTAATCGTTTGTAATTGTTTGTTTTGGGTATAATCGGAACAAAGGTGTGTTTAGCGATGAGTTAGCAAACATTAAAACGATTTGCTAACAGGGGCTATAAATAATAAAACCCCTGCCAGCGCACCGCTTCGATTTACAACCGTTCAAGCCTTTCTTTCAAGCATTGGTTGTAAGTGTTCATTGCTGCTGATTGAACGTTAAGTAATGCTTTTTGAACATCATCAATTTCTTCAAATTTTTCTGACATTCTGAAAGCATCAAGTTTCATCAGCTTTTCTTCCAGTTGTGCCTGTTCTTCAACGAGGCGTTCTTTAAAATCACTCATTTGTTTATGTATTAAGTTACGTGCAGTAATTATTCCCCCACCGCACAAAAAGGGGTTTTACATATTCATAGCCCCAAAACGTTAGGTGCAATAAAAAATAAATTTCCCACCGCACCCAACACAATCAAATTTGGAATCCTTCTGGATAACGTGTAGCAGTTCTTTCAATTTCACCGCCTTTGCTAATAGTTGATTCACCACATTTACCGCATTTCATATTTGGTATTACATTGTCGTGATAATAACGGTCATCATATCCGCTATTATCCATTTCTTGATGTCCACAAAATTCACATTCCATTAAGGCGATGAAATCTCTACGGTGTTGGCTTACAAGTTTCTTAATTTTCATTTTTCTGTTTGTTTAAAATTAAGCCCACGCTAAATTTATTTTCTACAGACACCTAACAGCAGGTAGGCAAAATGCCGCTATGAGTCTTAGTGCTTTGATATTTACATTTGTGGTAAGCGGCACTATCGCCTACCTGCAAAACGTTATATGTCATTTTTGTTCCGCTCAATCTTGTTTCTTATCATATCTCCTTCTGCTAAAAATTCAGTATCATAGTATCTGCTGGGATTCTTGAGGTGTATGTAAACCCTATCTATAGCCTCTCTCAGATATAAAATATACTCAACCTGCGCTTCAATGATCCTATCTTTCTGCTTCAGCTCATCGGAAAGCAGTCCAATATAATTCTCCTGCTCCCTAATCATTGGATTTTTATTCGCAATATCTCCACGCACCGATGGCATCGGGGTTGTGCTGTCTGACAATTTTGTAGTTTTCATTTCTGTTCCTTCTTTTATTTTGCGTTTAAATCGTTTTTAAGCAACTTTAATTTTTAGCCGGTAACTTCATCGACTTTTGACAGAAAGTGTCTTATTCGGGCTGTAGTGAAGCCGTATGGCTAATTAACCACCTTCCGGCCAGTTCCCTTTAAATTTTTCTGAGTTTATCGTCACATTTTTCGGGATCCCGGTTTTCCGGTAGCGGAATAATGACCGTAATTTTCAGTATCCGATAACTCATAATTTTGCGAGAATTTCACGTTTAATTTTTACGGCTTCTGCGATCCGGGCTTTCAGCAGTTCTATATCCACGGGGTCGGCGTCAACGGTCAGGGCCACAAGTCGGTATTCTGGTTCTATCTCCGGGAAGTAGCTTACAAAGTCCCATTCTTTCAACCCCGTTACGGCCATGCACATTTGCACCTGCCAATAATATTCCGGGCGCTCGGCTTTGAACTGATCCACGGTTTTTATCATCATATTTTGAACATGGTGAACCGGGTTCATGGGGCATTTTATCTCCAGCCCCTTCCTATTTGGAAGCATCCTGTTTTCGGTGTCAAATTCCACGACCAAACCATCTGGGGATGCTCCGGCCTCGTCACACCACGGGGCCACGATAAACGGCTGCTCTGATACCGCCACACCTTCGCCATTCGAATAGGCCCGCTTAGCGTAGGGCTCCAAATCTGTTCCCCGTTGCATGGCATAGGTGGTGATCTCAGGCATTGTGGCGCCTAATTCTTCGGCTACCTTCTCCAAAATGTAGGTTTCTCCTGTCTTTCCGAGTCCTTTTGCCCCCATCAGCTTGTGGATTTCGGAGGCGGTAAATTTACCCCGCCTCTGTTCCTTCCATTCTTCTGTGCGCTGGTCAATCATAATTCAATATCAATTATTTTAAATGTCATTGACGTATCCGTTCTGCTCATATCGTCACTTATTGTTAAACTCATATTTTTTGGAATAGCATTCATCCCCATGATTTCAATTAGTTTTTTAATTAAAGAAATGTTCCCAATCCGGAAACTTGTTGCTCCTTTGTAAAGTTTTAACGAATACCCTCTTTTGCTAAATACAAAGAATACCTCTCCCGTGATGTTATTAACTGCAAAATTCAAATAAGTTAACCATCTGCTAATAACCTCGTTAGTTAACTCTCTGCTAAAGCTTAAATTGGCCTCAGTTTCACTTGATGACGTGATTCTTATTTTATTTGCGGCTATTCTGTTATACCCGCCTTTTATCCTCATTGTTGATAAATCAATGATTTCAACCGGATTTTCTACATTGTAGTTCATAATTGCGCTTGTTTTAAATTGGTTATTAAATTTTTTATTTTGTTTTTCCGTTTGCCCTTCTCACCGTTACCGGCTCGTCGTCTGCAAAGGCGGCTTCTATCGGGTCGTTATCGACGTATTCCACTGCCCCGGATTCCACGTCACGGACTACACCCTGATCGTATTTAACGGCGTTTTGCATTTCAATGGAGAGAATCCCCCACCGGCTGATTAGGCTTTTAAGCACGGTTTTTCTCGCCATACTCTCGAAGTCATCCTTCCATAACCCGAAACCCTTTTTGTAGGTCTGAGAGTAGCGTTTCCCGTGGCGTTCGATCTTCTCAATCGGCCAGTATTCCATTTTCTCAAAGCCGTTAACAAGCCTGAAATAAGCGATGTACCCGACTATCTTATCGGATTTCTTCCCGGAGAAATCAAAGGTGTATTCGCCCGTCACCCGGTTTTCTCCGGTCATTTCACCCTCATATACCTCCGTAACATTGATAGTCTGATACTGCCCGGAGCGCATGGCAAGCTGGATAAGCCCCTTATACATGATTTGAAATGATGCCTGATTCCCGAACGGCACCACGGCGGCAAAGCCCAGGTTTGGATCAAGGGGAAGATTAAGGGAGGCGGCCACGACGGCGGCAGATACTACCGTCATTGGGTCGCACTTCGATAGGGCGGAGGAATTGTTGACCATTACGGCCAGATTCGCGGTAAACCCCGCTGCCCGTTCTTTGAGAATTTCCTCAAATTTTGCCTTTACATTCTGATTCGACAAAAGGCTCTTAACTGTTTCTGGTGTGTTCATAATTTCTCTCTTATTTTTTCGTTGTTTTTTAATAACTCTCTGAATTGGTTT